CATATGACATACTGTACCGTCAGATTGGTGCATACGGAAATAGCTTGCTGTACCCGAAGCATCTGCAGAAAGATCCTGCCATGTGCCAGATAAAGTGATTTGGCCGCTTACTGGATTGTTAAACCAATCGGATGGTAAAATCATAGTAGCAAGAACAGTACCGGTATTTGCAGTAGCGCAATCTGATGGGACTGCTCCTGAGTGTACTGTTAAAATAGGTGAAGCACCAACAGTGGTTTCAATGGCTTGCAAGGTTCCGTTTCTTACATCCGTTGATAGTTGAAAAGCCATCTTATTCTCCTTTGATTAAAGACAAATTATTTTAGATATTTATAAAAAAAGAGTTGACAATAATCTGGACGATGGTATAATAGATTTATCTACTACAAAATAATATTAGTTTCTTCTCTCAATATCATCTTCAGACAGCATGTCACCCATCCAAACTTCAATTACTTTACAAGGATAGTTGCCGACGTTTGTCGCTTTATGCCACGATTTCTTGGGAATGTCGATGCTTTCGCCAGATTTGTAAACTTTCGATGTTTTATAACCATTGCTAAATTCAAGAGACATTTCTAAATTACCGTCAACAATATGCCAATGCTCAGATCTTGCAAAATGTCTTTGATCGCTTAATGATTTACCAGGATCAATAGTAAGTTCTTTTACTTTCCAATGTCCATTTTGATCTAGATCTTTGTATCTACCCCACAATCTCTCTGTTGTTGGTTTATCCCATTCGGATAGAATCCAAGAAGAGCTATTCTTTTTATCCTCTCCTCCTACGCCAAACACAAAGTTTACATCATCAAATACCATTTCTGGTATGTTTTCTTTTGTGCGATCACCACCATTTGCAAAAATGATTTCAGAATTATTGGGAAAATACTCTTTAATATGCCGAATAGCATCAATGGCTGAATCATCATCGTCATTAAAATCAAAGGCATAACCTACTGATTTAATATTATGGACAATATCTTTACGTTCCTCCCAAGGCATAAATGGCTTACCTTTTTTACGAGTTAACCATGCATCACTATTTACACCTACACAAAGAATATCACCAAGTTCTTTTGCTGCATTAAAATAAGCAATATGTCCGGAATGTAGAGGATCGAATCCTCCTGTAACAATAACAACTCTCATTCCCATTAAACTTCTCCCATCATATAATCCCAAGCAAAGTTTACTTGATTTGCAGTTTTCATTTGTGGATTATTATTTGCAATATTTGGATGAACCCACCAATCTTCATAAGGAGACTTGGGATCAACAGCAACATTTGGTACTAATAATATATATCCAATTTGCTTAAGTATCTTTCTTGATTCGTCTCTAAACTCTTCACCCCACCAAATAGCATTGTGCTGAAATTGTATTACATTAAATTCGTGTTTATCAAATGGAATGTTCTTTAAACAATCTAAAGATGCGTGTTCTGCATTAATTCTTAAAAAGTCAATTTGTTGTTCAAAGCAATTTTGTTTAAACAACGCTGTGTAATCTTGATTTGCGCCATCAGCTAAAATAACCGGTGTCTTTCTTTCTCTAGAAAATATATGACACATACGTTCGCTATTATCTAGAGATATACCTTTCCAATTAAACTTTTCTTCAAGCAATTTTGTATTATTGTAAAGCTTAGGATGACCAGATCCTATTTCAATGAAAGTACCATTTTTCTTTCCATCTAAACAAGACAATACAAACATATCTTGAAAATGTCTTGAATAGTTGCGGTCTACTGATTCTATTCCATTAAATTTAAATTTATACATATCCCAGTCAACATGATGATAAGTTAATGTGCTAGGATAGCCGTGCCATTTATCTAATAATTCGGTAGCTTCTGCATCTAATTCTGCTGATAAGTTATTTTTATATTTTAAATTAAATGCTAAATTCTTTGAAGAGTCTCTACCGTCAGTTTTCCACTTAGCTTTTGCATATAATAAACGCAAAGCATTCTCGCCCGGATACTTTAAATCATTATCTGGGGGATCAAGCGCTGGAATATCTGATACTGATGATTCGATATGAGAAATACCAATAGCAGCATACATCATGCTTTCTCGCCAATCATCTCTTTCTTGTTTAAATTTAGATAAGAAATAGTAAGCCTCTGGTCTTTCAGGCATTGTTTCAATGGCAATTTTAAGTAAGCCTTCTGTGCTATGATTACGATTTTCATTACGATCATAGATGAATGCGCCGAGAATCATAGACTTATATTGAATCCAACGCTCACCGTATTCGTCCTCATTCGCCATGTCAGCAGCTCTAAGATACCAACTAAAAGCGCCAGCACCCTGTTCTAAGCGATCGTATTCTCGTGCTAACTTATAGATTTTATATGGATTCTGGTAGTCAAGCACCACATCATTTAAAAGATTCATATTTGTAAATTTCATTATTCAGTATCCGTTAAAAATTGCAAAAACACACTTTGGGGAATTCTTAAGATAAAACTCGCGTTGTCTTGAAAACCAAAAGAAACCAAAATATCATCTCCAAGTATCGTCATGCCAGTCACAAATTCAATGTTATAATCTGTGTTTGTTACATGATCCCAATATGTACCAAGAAAATGAAACTTGCGTGAAGCATGAATTAAATTCCAATCATTATCCCAAATTATGACACGGTGGCCATAATCACCATCTTTACGACCGAATGGATCTCTAAGAAGATTTGTTTCATGAATAAAAGCCATGCGCTGATTATCATTAATTCGTAGAACTTGAGAACCGCCTCTAAAGTCTTTTGCGAAAGGTTTACGTTCACCTTCATCTACAAAGACTTCAGTTGTTGTGCCTTCTTCAATGTCAAATTGAACAACTTGAGTTGGGTTACACCATTTAACAAAATGATATGGCATATCCAAAATAGGCATCCAATTCTTTTCACAATAGCTTCCGTCATTTCCTGGTGCGGGAATTGGATGTCGAGAAAGTTCCTGCCATTCTTGAGCTTCTTCATTAAACTCTATATGACAAAGCTCCATTCTTCCTTTACCTTTATCATCATAGCAATCTCTACGAACTCCACAAAGGTACAATTTACCATCCCACTCGAATAAACGAGCATCTTCTAATCCAATAAAATTCCAAGTTGGATCAGTATCTAATTTCATGTTAACACGTCCGGCACTGACGAGATTTAAGTTCCCGTCAAGTTCACACATTACATTGTGAGTTCTAAGTGTTACGTCGTTTTCAGGATGAATATAGACAAGCGGTCCCCACTGATGGGGGAACTTTTTTCCTTCACTATGATAGAGAATATAGTTTACGTGTCTAACGTTTATAAGAATCTTTCCATCATGTATAAAGATAGATGGATTCATAATTCCTGTTTCATTACCTAAAACAGATTTTGGTAATAAAATAGGATGTAGCGATCCGCCTCTTTTTAAAGCGTAGGTCGCAAGACCACCCATATGCAAATCGTGCATGTCACCTCCATAATATAAAACAGTGATATAATACTATATATCTTACCAGCTCGGCTTCACGGTGCGAGTTCTGTTTCTTTCAAGTTTAGTTGCAAGTTGTTCATTAATTCTTTCGAGGTCTTTTGAGCTTACGCTGTTTGTCACCCACTCAAGAGCCATCGCATTAGTTACGTCAATTAAAGCAACAAAGTCAGCGGCCGCTGTGTTAGCAGCCGACAACTTAGTATTACCTACATAACTAGCAATTGTTCCATCCGTGTCTTCGACAATGCGTTTCCACTTAATACTCACAATAGAGTTTTCTAAGAGAGTTCCCTCGTGATTCAGCTCGTCTTGCAAATCGAGCTTCATTATTTGCCAAGTATAAGTCACGGTGCGTTTCCTTTATTATTCACCAGCTGGTGCTGGATCGTCTGCTGCTGGTGCATCTTCAGGAAGAGTTGGTGTAACGTCATCAGGTGCCCAAGGCATCGCGCGATCTTGAATAAGGTCTTGCTGGATCATGCGCTGAATTTGCTCTTCGATGTGAGCCTTATAACTAGCATCACCATCTACTACAGCTTGAATCCACCCAATAACAGTTTCTTCAACTAGATCTTCAAAAGCTACGAATGCTCCTTCTGATACGGTAGCTGCTGAAAATGGTGTTGCTCCAGAAAATTCACCTGTGTTTCCGTCTGAGTCCGTTCCTGTGACTTTCCAATAAGTTTGGCATACTGCGTTTGGCAAAGTAACGCCTTCTGAATTTACTTCATCTTTTACTCTAAGATTAGTAACTTCGTATGATAATGTAAGAGCCATTATTTTTTCTCCGTTTAGTTAACTAAGTTGTAGGTTCATGTAAGTCTATTTATATATTTACTGTCTATGCAAATATAAATCGACCGGTATACAAATTCTAAGGCTAGAAAGATAAGGATTTACGCAATGATATGCAAAGCTTGGAAATATCATATAGTCACCAGTTTTTGGCACATGAATATGGTTTTGAAACAAAGAAAAAAACCAATCATCATATCCTCTATTACAATTCGATCTAGGATCTGAAAATACTATTTCGCCTCCTACGTCTTTTTCTTCTACCATAATGTAAAATACTCCAGACAATTGAGAACCAGAATGATTATGATTTGACATACTATAGTACTTACCATGTCCGGTAATCCAAGCTTTCATCTCATAACTATCATAATCTGAAATTCTTTTACCAATTGTATTTATAAGATATTCATCAAATTTATTATAAACTACTTTTTTAAACTTTTCCATTGTGGAATGTTTATCAGCAAAAATACTGTTTCCATCTACGCCGGGTCTTGAGCTTAAATCATAGTTAGAAAAAATATATTCGACTAAGCCTTCTACTTCAAAATTACCAGAGCCAAACATAGTCGGCCATAAAGCATCCATTTTCATATTTCACCTCATCATATATAAACCTATTTATAGGATTTTTACAGTTGACATTTTCATCTGAATGTGTTACTATAAATATAGATTATTAAGATAGGATTAGAATGACATTTGACCAATTTGAAGCTTACTTGTTATCCGAAGCTTGTTATCAAAATCATGACGTCTCTATTATCGATCATCAACAATTGCAGCACTATATAAAAGCAAACGACTTTATA